TTGCTACCGAAGAACAACGGCAGGAAAAACGAGAGAAATATTTTGAAACATACAACCGACCCCTTACAGAACAGCGTATTGAATACAACCACACGTATAGTAAGAAGTACAGAGAACAAAAAGGCAATGAATTAAAACAGAAGAAGAGTGAATATTACTACACAAACAAGGAAGATCGTGATAAAAAGACTAAAGAAAATTATTACAAGAACAAAGAAGAAATATTACGTAAAAAGAAGGAAAAATACCATGCAAAGAAAGCTCAAGCTTCAATGACACAACAGTCTTCTCCTGCCGGAAGTGAGTCAGTACCAAAGTAAGATTTCAAAGATAAAATTTCAGTTCGTGGAACTGCATTTTTACAGAGCCGAGTAATCGCCTTGTAGAGATAGAAGCCATGATACCGGTCATGCTTATCGTCACTCTTTCCAAATAATACCGAGGTGTCGTCATCCAAAGATAACCATTTCATAAAAAACTTAAATACCTGGTTATTGCGATAATCTAGGCACTTAGGACCTTCTGGAAAAAGGTCCCAGAACATTGAGGTAGCTAGACGTACCAGATCAAAAGAAGGATTGGGTTTGATTTCGGGGTATTTGGAAATGTACCAAGGCTCAAAATTGAACTGCCCGCCAGCCTCTTCATCTACCGAAAAATGGTCGCTCATGAACAGTTTGGGTTCCTTCATTCCCATAACTTTCACTGATCCAATTCCACGCTCGAAATCAATGAGTTTAATCAAGTAACCGTAAGTGGGAAGTTTGTAAAAAGAACCGGCACAGTTGTAATACAAAAACTCCTTTTCGGTGGAAATGTACATCACATTATTAGAATGAAGATCATTATGAGTGAATCCGTAATTACGCTGAGCAAACGCTAGAGCAAACATAACTTGGGATAACCATGCCAGATGTTTAGGAGGATCAGGGTGCTCAGAACACAGTTCGTGAAAAGTTCCAGTACATTTTTCCATAACCGTGACCTGAACGGGAACGTTAGTAAACGATGCCCACGCAAACGGCTCACCATCATCTTCGTCTTCGTCTTCGTCTTCATCTTCGTCGGAATCACAATCGCATGACTTAAGGCCAAAAACGTAAGATGTAGATACCGACGAAGAATCCGACTCGTCGTCCGAATCTTCTTCTCCATCACGCATCATAGGGTTCATTTCAGCGGCTTCGGTGGGTCCTACCTCAGGAGCTTCAAGTTCCTTTACGCCATCAAGAACCATATCTTCGCCTAATAAGACGTTTGCACGGGCTCCACGAGTATGCTTGAAATCTCCTTCACGGATGTCGTCTGTTAACTTGATATCAAATGTTTTTCCGATATTGGAAGAAAACCATGAGCGCTCTGACAGTTCTGCGTAGTCGTCGGAGATATCTATTGTATGCTTTTCCGATACCCCCGTGAACACTCCATACACTTTCGGGAAATGGGGGCATCCAGACTGGGCTAGCACAGTGGACAGAAGGGCACCAACATATGCAGCGTTGTTTGGATCCTGGATCTTGCGCCAGATCTCAGCCGACTCTTCTTCAGACGTAGGTAATCCTAGTGCCGTTCCATAATCTCCCTGCATCCACTTGAAGGGAGAAAGAAGCATCGTGACTTTGCGATGAACTTCAACTACAGCTCCCTTGGACGTCCGAACGTGCTCGGCGTCTACAATTGAGGCAATACTGTCATTGACCTTGAACCCAAACTCCTGTGGCGAATCCCGAACTTCAGTTTTAAACAGTTTTTGGATGGGAGGAAAAAAAGGCTGGAGATGGTTCAAGCCCCAAAACTGCTGAGCTTTCAAGCTCTTCGTATCGTGTCGCTGAAGGCTGAGGGCGATAGAGTTTGTCCGTAAATCACTTCCGGCTGATGGTTTCCGCTTGACCATATTATTATGGCGTCCCAAACATAAACTAAAAACTACACGCAATAAAGCAAGTAGATGAACTTCCAGATCAAGAAGTTCAATATAGATATGTTGAAAGACAGGTGCGAGATAGATTCTCGTAAATCCCCAATGATTGTCGTTATTGGAAAGAAAGATACCGGAAAATCGTTCTTGGTTCGCGATATTCTATTTAATACCCAGCACTGTTTCCCGATTGGAACGGTGATTTCAGGTACAGAAGTTGCGAACGAGTTTTTCCAGCATATGGTTCCTTCCAAACTGATTCACGATAAGTACAATCCTTCTATCGTGATGAATGTGATTAAGCGGCAATTAGGTGTAAAGACTGCACGTAACGAAGAAAAAAAGAGATCAGGCGGAAATTCAGGCACAGATCCTCGTGCCTTTTTGATTTTGGATGATTGTTTGTATGATGCATCATGGATTAAAGAGGAATCTACGCGCTACATTTTCATGAACGGTCGCCACATTGATGTCATGACAATTATTACGATGCAGTACCCTCTTGGAATCACACCTAATCTTCGTACGAACGTGGATTTCGTGTTTATTCTTCGCGAAAGTATCGTGAATAATCGCCGTCGTATATACGACAATTATGCCGGTATGTTTCCCACGTTTGAAATGTTCTGTCAATTCATGGACCAATGCACTGAAAATTTCGAATGCCTGGTGATTTGCAACGGCGTTCAATCAAATAAATTAGAAGACCAAGTGTTCTGGTACAAAGCTTCTGATCACCCACCGTTTCATTTATGTGATAACTCGCTGTGGACTGATAACAAACCGTTCTCTAGTGCAATGTTAGCCCAAGATGAGTATTCGCCTGATGCTCTGAGGAAAAAGAGCTCGAATCCTTGGGTCCGTGTCAAACAAGAGGGTAAGGATAAACATTAATACCGCCTAAAAATAATGGAGTCTTCGGATATTTTGTTTCAAACTAATGATGTTTGTATTTTAAATCCTAGATCCAACAGAGGAATACTAATACAAACATGGGGTACATCTAAAAATATATGCAGAGAAGGATTGCTATCTTATAATGAATTACGTAAAGTACATCCTGAACTTGGGTTACCAGTTAGATCGACCCATCGTGACCCGAAACACGATAATCTAATATTTTTTAGGGCACCATATAATTCTGATACGACTACATTTGAAAGTTCATATGATGGAAATTCACCGAAAGGTATGATAAAAAAGTATTCTGTGCCATCAAAGGAATCGGCAATTGCTCTAATACGAATTGACCCAGAAAAAACGTTTGTTTATTCATCCGAAACAAGAGCCATGGGTACTTATTTTGATCTACAGGAATCACGAATACCGATGACAGAATATTTAAGAAGAATAGATGGTCATTCAAAGTTTGGATATTCTGGAAATCCTTGCAGTAACATCATAACATACGAAAAAAGTAGGTTCCCTACACCACGTTGTAAGTATCCATGGATAGCAGGATTTCCAATTGAACGTAATTCCGAAGTAGTAGTAGAGGTACCAAGAATTCCTCCAGAATGGCTTGTAAGCTGTCACAGCAATGGTGGACGTAGGAAAAAGAATACATCTAAAACTCGTCGTTCAACACGTCGCCGCCGTCAGACCAAAAAGAAACATTAATCTTGCGTAAAAATAATGGTATCATTTGGGTTTGATAACGAAGCTCTAACGAATGTTCTCACGAAGTACGGATCTCTATCCAAAGAACTGAGTAAAAGTCGTAACGGTGCTCCGGATGTTAATGTGTTAAAGTATGACACGGAGGACCATTTATACGAGAGATACACATTAGTTGCCATTGTTAATCCTGTCAGTGGGCAATTCTATCAGATAAAACTCCAGCTGAACCCAGAAACTGGTAAAATCGTTACACGTGCGACAGACATATGGAAAGCCGACGCAGATTTTCTAGCAGAAATTGCGAGTAAGTACGTCATAGAGGTCAAAAAGATACCTCGTTCACCCACACCCGTTGATCCCAATGTGGGATCTCCAGCACCTGTATCCGCAAAATCGGTAGCGTCAAATCTGTTTAACAAGGCGAAAGGTATATTCCGCCGTGCAGGGAAGCGTTCAACACGTCGCCGCCGTCAGACCAAGCGTCGTTAGGAACTCAAAGATCACGGGGCGCACCGCCCTCGGCAGGGTGAACATTGTCTTCAATCGCGCGACCGATATCGGCCGTATCGGCCAGACCTGCATCTTTCTTAACATCCTCAAGATTCTTACGACGGCGCGCCTCATTCTCCTTCTTCTGCTGCTCAATGCGCTGAGCCTTCTCTTCCTCAAAGAAAATCTCGCGATTCACCTCGTTCTCCTTGTACCTGCGCATCATCTCGTTCAGCTCCTTCTCGGCATACTCTACCTCGGGCATCATGTTCTCAGAAGGATCCCACGGCAGCCACGCACCAACCTTACCAATATAAAGATTGTCATTAGGGTAGCGGCGCTGCAGGACCTTGGCGTACGTCTGGCACTCCTCGAGATTTGCAAACACGCGACGGAGCTTGACGCCACGAACGTTGGTCTGAAACTCAACCTGCTCATTGAACTTCGCCTCAACCTCCTTCTCGTTCTTCAGGAGAAAAACCTGGTACTGCTCGGGGACATCCGTCTTCTTCACCTCGGCCTCATGTACCTTCTTGAACTCCTCCATATCCTTGAAAAGGTCGTCAACCTTCAAAGAATACTTCTTGGCGACATAAGCCATGAGATGCTCCAAACCCTTGACCTTCCACTCATACGCCATCCACTCTACAAACTTCTCGTTGTAGAACTCCGCCTTCTGCTTAACCACCTTTTCAGGTGAAATAAAGGAGATGATGCAGTAGCGCTGCGTAGGAATCTCAGGATCCTCTTCAAGGTAATCAATAACAGTTCCATCGGTTTCCTTCGTGGGTAGAGTTTCGCGAGGCATTTGTTTATTAATGGAGTCCTATGTGAAAGTTCTATATTTAACGAATATAAATGATTAAATCATATGTAATACATGCTGAAAGTGCTAAAGAACGAAAACGACATGTAGACAAACTTGTACAATTGACTGATGCCACTGTATTTCCAGCAATTATGGATAATCCTGGAGCTCGTGGATGTTATCTTAGCCATATAGAAATCTACAAAATCAATCCTGAAGAACCAGTTATTGTTTTTGAAGACGATTGTATTATTACAGACCCAAACATTATAAAACTTGTTGAATGGAATGCTTCAAATTACGATATAATATATCTTGGAGTTTCAAAAGCTTGGTCACAGCTCCTAAATATAAAAATAAACTTTGTAGGATTGCCATCGCAAACATTCAAGACGAACTCTTGGGGGACATATGCATTATTTGTATCTCCAAAAGTAAAGAAACTAGTTTTAGATCATGATTCAAAGTATGGATATACACTTCCAATTGATCTGTTATTAAATAACATAATTAATGAGAATGACTTACGAGTCTTTATTCCATCTCCAATTGATAAATTTGTACAACATGACAATACTATCAAAAGTTTAATGATAATATCTAACCAAACGCAGTTACCCTAAAGAACTTTCGTATTAGGTTTGCACTGTCCTATCCCTTTGGTCTGTTGCATCATGATTGGAGCAGGGCAGTTCTTGCATGGGCACTCAGTATGATCGTACCCCAAAATATGTCCCATCTCGTGGGAAACCATATATTGGCGATAATCATCTAAGCTAAGTTTGCTTTTCGATGCACCATGGTACCATCGATCAGAGTTCAGCCACATAGTCTTACCTCCTAATTCGGCACACGACAGCTTTCCTTCTAATCCGCAATTCTTATCAATAGTCGATTGAGATGACAAGTGAATTGTCACATCTTGATTAAAAGAAACAGGTTCAAAGAAGTAACCCTTCGTGGACCACCCGTCTGGATCGTTGAGGTACGTCGTAACATAAAACTCAATTTGTCCTGGAGGGATAGTGTACTTTTTCTGAACGTCTGGATCAACTACGACCTTTACGCGGATGCGCCTCATTATCTAAAGGTGGTTGTTTTTCTGCAATTCCTGAACACTCGAAAATCCTTTTCTCCCTGCAAAATGCATGAAATATGTTTCTTTAAAATACGTAAGAATGTTTCGTCGGTGAATGCGGAATGTAAAGGGTACAAACATTTCGCCTATTGATCGATTAATAGTTGCTTGAAGAAACCATATTGAGTTGAACTTTTTTGATATAATAACATACATGTTATGAGTTTGAAGCTCGTACCCAACCGCTGATTGTTCATAATGATACGGGCTTTTTTGTTCTAAGTTGTTGGGAATATTAGGATTGTAGTAATCAGACGTCACATATTTGTAGTAAACTCGTTCAAGAAACTCGCGGTGTTTTTTCGGTTGAAGGACCAGAACTCCGGTATTAAGAATCTTACCAGAGTTCACAGTAAATCCACTACTTGCATAATATCCTGCGCCGTCCTTCCAATTATATACATACTTACGAAAACTGCTCATGAAGTAAGAGGGCGTTTGGTCAGTTTCGTTTGCTATACCTATTTTGTCACCAAAGTCAATGTGTGTATGAATAGGGGGCGATTTGATATTAATGAGTATATCGGCATCAATGAACACTATAAAATCATACTCGGCCGACCAAGGTTGACTACATACCAGAATCTTGTTCAATGTTATAGTTTTTGGATCGGTGTGATCTTTATCCAAATAATCATCCAAAACCCTAAAATCGTAACCACACTTACGGGCATAGTTTTCTTGACTCTCACGGAAAAGTCGGTTGTACTCTTCAAGGTACTTTTCACCTATGGCCAAAGTCACCAAACATACTTTCATTTAAAGAATGACTCGTTTTTTCTCTGTCCTTTTCTATAAAAATGCCCGAGCAGAAGTCTGTTGCCGCCCCTGCTGGAGTTGATTTCTCGGACCTAACGACTCGTGCTATCAAGTACGCCTTTGAGGGTCTGGCTGTTGCGATTGCGGCGTACCTCCTCCCCGGCAAGGGCCTCAAGCTGTCGGAGATCGGCATGATTGCCCTCGTTGCCCTGGCCACGTTCGCCATCCTCGATATCTACGCCCCCTCGGTCGGCTCGTCGGCGCGCACGGGTGCCGGCTTCGGTATTGGCGCCCACCTCGTAGGCTTCCCTTAAACGCCTAAACTACATGACACACGACACCGTAAAAAACACGAAATTGGTCATTAAAAAATGACCCATCTCGGGTCTGGTTTTAGTTTTTAGTAGTAGATAGCCTCATCGAACTTTTCCCGCATCAATGCCGTAAGACTTCTAGACGAGTTGCTGTTTGCAGTCATCGCATAGAACTCCGGGTAGAATTTCAGGTTGTATTCGTAAGTGCGTTCGCCACTGTAAAGCCAGACAATGAATGTTCGGTCACAGTACTCGGACTGCTCCCACTTCATGCTGACGCCACTCTGCCCCAGCTGACGCTCAATCGCATCTTTCATCTTGTCAAGCGCATTGTAAGGGTGGTGAACTTTCGGCATCTTCTTGTATTAAAAAGGTCATTTCTGACCAAATTGATTTCGTTTTTTAATTAGTTAATCAAACATCATATTCGTAAAGATCTCCATAATGGTATCGCGCTGATCATTGGTAAACCCTCGCTGAGTGAGAACACACGATACCTGATTTTCAAGATGAACTTCGAATTGGAGAATGCAGTCCCCGGCCGTAAATTCAACAACCGTCCATGCATGAACTCCATCAGGAAGATTACCGGTCACAGGGAAATGATCGGCAGTCACCTTCTCTTGCACATCCGTGACAACGTTATGGATATTCTTAGACATCTTATTACTGATCCTTTTCCGAATTATTAAACAATTTCCGTTTTCAACGATTACTCTTAAGACATTAATGTCAGGGCATCACAAAGCCAAAATTCCTAAAGCTTTGAGAGAACAAGTTTGGATATCTAAATTTGGTAAAGTATACTCTGCCAAATGTTTCACGCCATGGTGCCAAAATAAAATCACGGTCTTTGATTTTCAGTGTGGACATGATATTCCGGAATCGAAAGGCGGTCCCACCATTTTATCTAATTTGTACCCTATTTGCGCAAGGTGTAATATGTCGATGAGCAACGTATACACGTTTGAACAGTGGGCACTAAAAGGTGCAAAACGGAAATCTTGGCTTCTTTGTTTCTGTGGAGGTATAACATGCCACCAACCGTTCGCTACAATGGAAAATGGTACGCCATCATCCCAAAACCATACGAACCCGAACGACAAACCTATCAAGTAGCTTGGGTTCAAATTACGACCGGGATTACGGCTGAGGAATCATATCGCAACTACTTTGAGGTCCTGAGGAAGGAGACTAAACTTTTATGCCCTTCATTTAGACAAGATGAGTAGTATAGTCACAGCCGTGATTGTTTCAACTATTATTGTTCTGATAACTATATTGGGAATCCGTGCGTACA